GAAGATGCGGGCGACGTCTTCGTTGCTCAGCTTGCGATTTTCCAACAACTCTTGGTCCGCGCTGGAAAACTGATTGGGAATGAACTTGACGCCGGGGTCTAGAATCTTCGGCGTGTTCCGGTTTCCGGGTGCGTCTTCGATTGCTTCGCGGCGCGTTTGCTTTCCGCGTGCGTTCAAATCCACCGGCTGGATAATGTAACCGCCGATGTTGCGCGCCGCGCCATCCTTGGCCGCTTCGGTCAATTCCAACCCAAGACCGAGAACACCGCGTGCAATGGCGATTGGCGAACGTCCAAGCAATCCGTCTTCCGACGAAGCGCGAATGTGCAAGACTTCCTCTTGCAACAGGACAACCGCGCCACGGTCGCCAGAAAAGCGGTAACGAAGCCGTCCGCTTTCCAGCCGCTCAACCGTCGTGCGGGAAGATTGCAGCGGCCAAAGCGCAACCACTTGTCCGGCGCCGTCCCGTTCGATCCGTGCGTATGAGTTACCGGCGGTATCGAGCGAACGGACAAAGAATTCCCGCGCCTCAAACGCGGTCGTAAGCGGGTTGGCAAGGTCGCTCAGGACCTCGGCAAGCGGCGAGTCTGTGACCCGTTCCCGGTCGCCATTCGCAAGCCGCCGGTACAGTTTGAGCGGGACGCTTGCGAGCAATTCGGACCGCAAAGATACGCAACGGGTCGCAACGGCGAGATTGCTCAGCACGGCGCTGGCCGACGCATAGCCCCCGACCGGCATCGGTTTGCCCCAAGCATCGGGCGCCAGCGCGTCGTATGAGCGTTGTTCGGACCGACGCTCAAGACCAAGCGCGGCGAGGAAGTGGTCAAAGGGTTTCAACGTCCGCCCTCCAATTCAAGTAGGCGAATGCGGCGTCCAAGCGGTCCGTCCGAGACATGACCGAGCGCGCGGGCGCTTACACTTGTTTGCGGATACGCGGGCCAAGCGCGGACCACGCTAATCTCGCGTAGGTCGATTGCGTGAAGCGTTCGCACCGCACCGGACCATGCGTCCTTGAGCGTGCGAAAGCCGAACGACATTCCACCGAGCGAACCGGCGTCGGCGAGCGCCAACACGTCGTCCGCTAGCGTCGTCTTCGGCAGTTGAATTCGGAAGTGAAGTCCGCGCGTGTCTTCGTGAAGCTCAAGGCTCTTGTTGCGCGTGCGTCCGAGCAACGCCGAAACGTCATGGTCCACAAGCGCTAGAATGTCCGTATGCGGGCGCTCGCGTAGCGTGGCGTTGAATGCGCCCGGTGTAATCAGTTCGTCAAAGTCGGCGACCTTGGCGCGTGTGTTGAACACCGCCGCGTAGCCTTCCAGGACGCGACCCTTTGAACGCACTTCCACTTCGGCGGCGCGACGTTCGATTTCGTTTTGCATGTTGCGATTCCTTCGCCGGTTAGTGGGGAGCAACGGCTAGGCTCATTGCTCCCCACGTCCGACGCGTGATGTTAACCAGGGGATGAACGGCCCCTTGCGTCGAACCCGTTAGGCCGGAATGTCGGTCGCGGCTTGGAAGCTTTCCAAGTGACGAACGGCGACGTCGGCGGTGAGCAAACCGCGGACTTGCACGTTGCCTTTCGCGTACGCGGTGGATTCGTACGGGTTGGAAAGCAAATCCACGCCGCTGAAATACCCGATCAACAGCGCGCTAAAGTCGCCGAAGATTGCCGAGCCGGACGCAGGCGAACCACTGCCCGGCATGGAAGTGGTTGAAGCGGCAGCGTAGCCCGCCAATTCGTTCGGGCCGTCCATGACAAAGCCCGCGCCCGCATCGCGCGTTTCCGGCGAGCCGTACACGACCTTCGGTTTGCTTCGGAACGTCTGCACCGCGCGCGGATTCAGCGCCCAACCGAGACGACCGGTTGCGGCGTTCGCAAGTTCAACGCCCGCGATGAACGCAAGCACCTGTTCCCACGATGCATCCGCAAGCGTACCCATCGCCGACGCATCGGTCAGACGGTCGATAATGCCGGACGGTTCGTTCGATCCGCCGCCGACCAACGCCGCCTTATCGAGCGCGACGGCGAGCGCCGCGGCGAAGTCGTTGCGGATAAGCGTTTCGATGTCCGGCGAACTTTGCAGAAGCATGTTCCGCGAAAACTCAGTGAGCGCGCCGACGTGCTTAGGCGTCATGGTGACCGAGTCAAAGTCACCGTCCACCGGCGTCAACGCCGCATTCTCAGCAATCCATTGACCCGAGCGGTTCGCCGCGTTCTTCGGGATCGAGACATTGCCTTGGAGGCCGCTCAACACGGTTGCGCCGAGACGCGCCGTAACGAGATTAGCGCGGAGTGCGTCGATATAATCTTGCGGGCGATGCTCGGTCGGAATCAGACCGGCGCCGGTCGTGCTGGAAACGACGACACGTTGTTCCATGCCGCTCGGATTGCGCGGGACCAAGAAGACAGCGGACGAAACGCCGACGCCCTGAAATTTGCGACCGTTGCGGCGCTCAAGTTCTTCGTGCACTTCCTTTTCGGCCCCGTCGAATGCGGCCATGCCGGACGCAATAGCGATTGCGCGTTGAAGCGAGGCGCGGCGTTCAACCGTGGCGAAGTTGTCGGGTTGGTTGTCGTTGAGCGGAGTAGCGGCGGCGGTGCGCTCGAATTCGGCCAAGCGGCTTTCGCGGGCGATGCGTTCGTCAATCGACCGGACTTCGGTTTCGAGCGTGTCGAAGCGTGAGCGTTGCTCAGCGGGAAGTTCGTTGCCGTTCGCGGCGTCATTGATTGTGCGGAGTTCCGCGACCTTCTTGGCGCGGGCTTCGCGGAGTTCGTGAAGTTTCATGGGGAGGTTGCCTAGCTAGGCGCGGAGGAATTGCCGCGTTGCGAGGCTTCCTATTGGTCACAGTTTTTCGGGGTGGTCAGCAATCGCCTGTCCGCCGCGTGGAAGCGGACACTTTGGAGCGTGGTCCGACGCGCCAAATCCGTTCGCAAGTATTCTTTTCCGTAATACTTAGGATTTTCTTCCTGGGAAAAAGCTCATGCGCAAGTATTTAGGGACAACGCCGGTTAATGGAGTAATGAGGGGCTCAAATATTCACGATTACTTATTTATTACTTCGGATTTACATAAGTCAGCTAGGCCGCTTTGAATCGCCCCACGGACGTTAGAACAAGTCGCCCGCTGGCGGTCAGCGGTCGGCAAGGCTCGGTATCCCCTCGACCGCTGGCCTGCCCCTACGCGCGGCGTGGGCCGCTGGCGGACCGTTTCGTTTGAGCGAATCATAATATCCACAGTTCCGGGAGGGGGCAGCACACGGAGTAGGAGCAATGCAGAAGACGACTATCAACGTCCCCCCGCGAGCAAAGGCATACATGGACGCTCATGGCCTGACACTCGAACAACTATTGGAACTTGGCACAGCCACTTACGCACGGGACCACAGCTTGGGCGATCCGCGACAGGGCGTCCGGGCTTCCAGTAAGAACGGGTCTGTCCACGTCAACTACAGCCCGAAGTTTATAACCAGAGGCGACACGAACATAAGCGTGTTGAGCAACATTCGGGTTGCGTTGAAATGGGTCTTCAAGCCGACAACTGAAATCGACTTCGCAACGCGGGGTGCGGTGTTCTGGACGTTCATGGTCACGAACGGAGTTTGGGTGAGTTACATCGCGGCTCTCGGTTGGCGATAGCGCACGCGGCGTCAACCCGGCGCGCAACCTAGGACGACACCCACCCCTGGACGTTAGGACACAACACTTATCTTCCTCTCAGAGTTTCTCTCTTAAGAGTAGAAAAGGCATGTCTAGGTGTCGGGGTTAGCGCGTCTAATCCACCGCCGTCCGCGGTGGTCCCCGAGCCTCACGCCGCCGCTTTCGTCCGGCTCGAAACCGAGCGCTTGCAAGCAATCGCCCAAGCGTTCGTGCAACCGTCCGTTCCGGTCACGGCTCGGAATGTCCAGGGCGGTCCACGCCGCACCGGTCCATATCTCATTGCCCGCGGCGAGCGGGCCAAGGACGGACAACCAAGCGTCTTTGACGGACCGCGACTCTTGTTTGCGCCGGGCGTCCACCGCGACCGAGTCCGGAAGCACCGTGCTTTCGCCCAACGCCTCGCAATGGACCGCTTCGGCCAATATCTGGTCACGATCACGCGCCAGCGCTTGAATATCGATCACACCGACGCGGACGGGCAGGAAACGACGGGCACCCGTGGAATCGTTGAGATACGCGCTCTTGTTGGTCGTCCCGATCATTATGAAAGCGCGCGGGACGTCGATGGGGTGACGCTCATAAGCGAGACGTCCACGGTCCGCCACGCGCGATAGAAACGCTTTGAGCTTTTCGGTCTTGGCGTCACTGAATCCGGCAAGTTCGCCGACTTCAATAATCCATTTGCCGCGCGTGTGTTCAATGACCTTGTTGCCTTCGGCGCCAATCGGAACGGTATCAGTCGTCCAATCGTCACTGCCCGCAAGCACACGAACTGCCGTCGATTTGTACGCGCCTTGGTCACCTTCCAGAATCAACATGCAATCGAACTTCGCGCCCGGTTTGAGCGCACGGCGCACCGCTGCAATTAGTACCACGCGCCCCACCGCGCGTGTGTACGGTGTGTCTTCCGCTCTGCAATACGCGGACAACCATGTGTCCAAGCGCGGCGTCCCGTCCCATCGCAAGCGGTCCAAGTGGTCGCGGACAGGGTGGAAGCGATTGCGGACGCATTCGTCGGTTAGAACGTCGTCCAACAACTCTTTATCGGGCAGGAATCCGAACCGGTCGTCTATTGCGAACCGAACGCGGCCAACGCTCTTTTCGTCCAGCCCCGGACCGATACCGTCCATTCCGCTTACACTCAGGTTGTCGGCAAATTCGTTGTATGCGAGCCGCAAACCGAGCTTATGCACGGCAACCAAGTAGTTGTAGCGACACTTCCGCGGTCGTCCGTCGTCACCGCACGCGAAGGCCTTCTCAGCAAGCGCCGTGTGTTGTCGGGCGCGCGTCACTAGCCGCGCTATGTGATCGATCGGATTCCGCCGCTCGCGTGCGCGCTCGCCGATTTTCCAAGCGGTGTTGAGCAACACACCGGCAACTTGCGAGTCGTCCAGCCCGACACGGATCATTCGGCACACGGCGTCCCACTCCCACGCACTCCGCGAATTGTCCTTGAGCTTTGCGGCGCCGAACCCGCCGGTCCCGTGCTGTATGATCCACAACAGCGCGTCATTGACGCCCCACGCCGCTAGGTCGTCGTCGCACACCGTTGCCGGTTCGATTGGTCCGGCGGCGCTGGCGCGCTCGGGCTTGCTTACGGGGTGGTCGAACGCAGCCCGCAATTCCTCGATTGAATACTTGCGGTCGGTGCGGACCACGTTGGCGACGGAGTCGGTTTGCCCCTTCGCTTGTTTTTTTGCCTTCGGTCGGTTGGTTGTGCGATTCAGCCGGTGCAAGCGGTCAATGTTTTGTGTGCGGTCCGGAGTGACGCCCAAGTGTGTAAGCCGCTCTTGGACGTAAAGCGTCATGCGCTCAAACAGCTCGGTCCGGTCGTCGGCTTCGTACGGTGTGGCGACTTCCCACATAAGTTGAAAGCCGCCGCCGCTAAACATAAGCACGGTTGGACGCAGAAACTCGCTAGGCCAGCGCTCAGTCAGCACGGACCACAACGTGTCTTGCGCGACCAACGCCCACTCTTCCGCCGCGCCGGTCCAACTGTCCGGCTTGCTCGGTACGTCGATATCGGCGAACACGGCCAGCGCGGCGGTTATGTCCGCTTTAGTCGCCTTCTTGCTCAATCCAACGCGAACGCGATTGAGCGACTGGTATATGTTGCAACCTTCGGCTTCCCTGGATTGAATCCATTTCGCGCATTCGTCGGCTTGTCGCGGTTCAAACGACGCCCATTGCCAAACTTTGTTCTCCCGGTCGGAAGCACCGAGCAACCACGGTCCTTGCGGGTCGCGCCACTGCAACGATTGGAGCGCCTTCGCCGCGTCCGGCGTGGCGTTCAACCACGCGCGCGTCACCATGTATTGGCCACGCGCGTCCACTCGGCGCGCGTAACTTCAAAATAGTGCCTCTGCCAAAATGAGGGGTTAGACTTTTCGTCAATCCAACCAATCACACTTTGAGTGGAAAGCTGGACAATAATCACGTCGCTATTCGGCGTGCGCGGTCGGGCGCAAATCACATGTGCGAGGTTGAGGTAATAGCCGTCGGTGGTCTGGACAAAGCGGATCATGTGGACACCTAGACACGCCGACCGCGTCGGTGTCAGCGCGTGCGTGTCCGCTTCGTGTGTGCGGACAGTTCGTCCAGCGGATTGCTCAGACCGAGCCCCACGAGACGCTCGGGCGTCATGGCGGCGTCGTACAACTTGTTCGCGGCGGACCGGATGGACGTTTCGGGTTTCTTGGCGGCGCTCGGAACGACCGCTCGATAGGTAAGCAGTGCGACGGCGTTCTTGGACGGCTTCCGCGGTCGCCGGTCGTTTTCGTCCCGCTCTCCGCCGATGTACGCGTCCACCAGACGCCGAGCTTGTCGGCAGGCTTCCCGAGCGAAGCGGTCATACGACGGTTCACGGTCGCTCAACCGCACCGCTTCCCGCCCGATCTCAGGGCTAGCGAAGCGGACTAGACGCTTCATGTCGGCGGCGAGCCGCGGTGCATGTTCGCCCAAAGCGGCGCGCTCCTGGTCGGATAGCCCGAACAATGCGCGTAGCTTTTCGCGTAGGAAGGGGTTGGTCATGGTGAACCAGAATGCAGCAAACAACATGCCGCGGCGACACGAGACACCGCATGGGCGGATTGCGGCGAGGGTTTGGAGGTTAGCCACTCACGCCGATGCGCGTGGAAAACATTGGAGTTTCTTAGGTCGGCACGAAACGGGTTAGCCAACGTAAGCGGTTGAAATTGCGCGTACGGGTTAAGCCTGCCGCGCCTGCCATCCACAGGATACCTTGCCGCCTTCCATTGCCGGGCGAAGCCGCTATCTAAGGATGAGGCTTGGAGAGCGAGATGAC